ACGTCCACGTTCGGAGCGTCGTTGATGGCGCCCAGACAATCCGCCAGCGTCTCGGGCATCCACGCACGATCCAGCCAATCGGAGTTGCTGTCGGCGAACAAACGGATCCTGCGGAACAGTCCTCCGCATTCGCAAACACCGCGCAGAACGAGTCGAGCAAACGGCGCTGTCTCTCCGCACAGGTCGCAGATGCAAAGCTTGTTCAGCCGGCGGATCTTCTTGGCGAACTCAGCCACTGGATACCGCGTTGCGTTTGGTCCCCAAGTCTCGATTCCGCGGTGACGCAGCACTCGAGCGCGCGTCCCTACTTGGGCGTAACAGTTCTTGCAACCAGGGCTCACCTTGTCACAGCCAGTCACGGCATTGGTCGTATCATCGCACCAGCCTATCGGATTCGTGAGTTTCATGCGCTCGCCCTTTTCCCGTTCATCAGTTCAACGATCTCGCGTGATGTCATCTCGATCGCCCCGTTCTTGATCGCCTCGGTCCGCTTGCTCAGGCACACGTCGAAGTGCTCCTTGCTTGTGCCCTTTTTCTGGAGCCACCGGTGCGCCACGCCTATCTTCGTCGCCATAGCCAAAAGTTCCTCCGTCGTGTCGGCCGCCATGTGGCACATCTGCATCCGCCCGAATCGCGCCCGGAAATCGTCCACGTAGACACTCATAAATCGTCTCTGATTTTGAGTGCATGAACGAAGGTTTGCCACGCGATGTCCTCAAGCAGCGCAAGCTCGGGCAGCGTCAGCCGGTTTTGCAATGCAAGAGCGCGAGGGCGAAGTTTCTTATCCCAAAGCTCGGCGAAGTCGCGGCGGGCGGCTTCCATCTGTTCGGAGTGATGACTTATATTCATTCAACCTTGCTCTTGTTTTTGAATCTCAACGTTCGCTCATCGAACAGTAGTGAAACCGACGATGGTCCTGCGTTTCTGGACTTGGGTATCAGAAGGTTGCGATCATTGTTTACACGATCCAGTAAAATCACGGTGTCAGCCTCGGCCTCGATGGCCTTCGAGTCGGCAAGATCTGACATGCGTGGGCCCCTAGGTTTCTTTCCTTTGTCGATCTCCCGGTTGAGTTGCGCCAAACACACAAGTGCGACATCTGACATCACTGCAGCGTGCCTTAATCGCTTGCAGGTGTCACCGATGCCGTACGTGTTTTTGTCGTGCTTCCCGACGCTCGAAATTTTCTGAAGGTAATCGACGACGACGAACTTTACCCCGTGTTGCCGGGCGTGCCTGCGCATCGACGCAGCGACCTCGGCTGACGACATGCCTCCAGTTGCTTCGATAATGAATAGCGGCGCCTTTGAAATCCTCGCGTTACTCGTGAGCACCTTTTGAAAATCTCCCTGGTTCAATGTGCCTTTGCTCAGGTCGACAATAGAAATCCCTCCGACAAGCGCCGTGAAACGATCCATGAGGGCCGCGCGTGTCATTTCCAGCGACAGAAAGAGCGTTGGGTGATTCTCCATGATGCAAACTCGCTCGATGAGATTGCAGGCAAGCGCCGTCTTTCCTTCGTATGGGCGCGCGCCGATGACGAGCATCTGTTTAAGCCGCAAGCCACCGTCCGTTCGGTCAAAATCATAAATCCCGGTAGCCAGACCCGGCAATGCCCCATTCAGGTTGAATCGCTGCTCCAGTTCGTTGATGTATTCGTGGACGAACTTCTTAGCGGTGGACATCTCCTCGTCGCGCCCCTTGTCGGTTTCGGCTAGCGTTTTTGCTATGTCCTCGAGGAATTCCTGCGGGTTGTGGCAATTGTGAGCCGAAGCAATGGCGTGGGCGCAAGCAGCCACCACGGCCCGGCGCCGCTGTTTGTCCTGGACCACGGCCAGACGGTGTTCTAGGGCCGCCGGCACGGGCGCAAGGTCTGGCATCCCGCTCAGATAACCCATTCCAACCCTATCAAGCTCGCTGCGGTCACGAAGGTGTTGCGAGACTGAAACCAGATCTGCAGGCGTGTTTTTCTCCCACAGTGCCAGAATGGATTCATAAACGACTTTGTGGCGCAGGTCATAAAAAGCCTCAGTCGTGGCCCCCAGCGCCTCGATAACCCTTGGGGTGCATTCGTCTGGCGCCAATAGAATGCAGCCTAGGACGCCCTGCTCGGCTTCAGGAGAGTGCGGCGGCAGTCTGGTTGCGTCATCGGCCATCGCGCAGATCCTCGTAGGCTTGGTAGTATTCGACGAATTTATAGGAATTCGCGGGCAGCTCCGGATGCATTTTGAAGAAGATCTTCCGCCATTCCTCCCGGTCATCTAGGCCGTGGAATGGGTGCCCAACCGTTGGCGACGCCTGCGCTGGCGCTGAATCGAGTCCCAGCTCCCGTGCGGCGTAATAACCGTCGAACTTGGTGGCGTTGAACAGCGTTTCCGGTCGCAAGTAGTCGGCCATGTTCGTTTTCAGCCACTTCTGACATTGGCGGTCGATCATCCGGCGGACGCCCTCAATCGTTACACCGGGCTCCCGCAGCCTGGCCGTGATGAAGTCCAGATTCTTTGCTGTCTCCCTGAACCCGCGGCCTGACTTCTCGTTGAGATACAGAAGCGCAACTCTGGCCTCAGGCGGATATGTCTTTCCATTCTCTTCTACTCTCTTCTCCTCTACTCTACTCTCCTCTGACGACACAATGTGATCAGTTTGTGCTGCGCGTGTGCGCACATTGTGCGTCCTGTGTAGTACTTTTGTTACGACTCCAACCCGCTTACAGTAAGTGCTTTGCGTATGGTTCCAACACGGGATGCGGATTTTGTCTGGGTTGGACCGGTCGATCTTGCCAATTTCGCTCAGGAGATTCAGAGCCTCGTTGATCTTCGGAATGGAGATGTTTGTCTTCCGTGCGTAGCCCATGAGTCGCCTGTTCGCATCTTGTGCGTCGAGTGTGCCGCTCTTGTGATCACACGCTTCGCACAAAAGTGACACCCAGACCGTGAGCGTTTCGGGTAGGCGGTCGATGGCGTACAGGAAGTCCGTGTCGGAAAGCCAGTGGGGGTAAAACTTGAACCAGTCAGCCATGGTCATACTCCACGTCTCCAGGGAATCGCCCGCCCGCCCGCAATGGGTGCCGAAAGCAGAAGACCCGACGAGGGGCGATTCTCTGGAGAGGTTGAGTAAACATTTCGGCTTTGCCGATTGCGGTCGGCGTGCCGAAACGGAACCACACCCCACTTCTTCGGTCAAGCCAATCATTTGTGCGGTCAATTGTCAAGCGGTAAAGCGCGGCCGGGGTCGCCAACAAGGAACCGAGCGGCTCCCGACCTGAAGGCGTATTCCAGGCCGTTGGGAAGGATGCACGCGATCCCCGGCCACGACGCCAACGCAAAATCAAGCTCGCGCGCTGCCGATGTTCTTCTCGCAGTCGCAGAACTGGCAGCGCATGACGTCCGGGCGCCCGTCGACCGCCAGCCAGGAGTGTTTGGCGCAGGAATCCTCCCGCACGTCCTTATTCCACTCCTCGATCGCCTCGTGTAACCGTGCGCCAGGCGTCGTGGTTCGCCCGCAGCGGCGGTTTTGGCACACGAGGCGCACATTCGGTGTCCGAAAGCCGATCACCGCGGCATTTGACCCGCAGAAGCACGGCACGGCCTCATCCAAGTCGGGAGTAGACTCCCAATAATCGGGCGACTCATCTCCTCGGGCGAGTATTTTCATGGATCTCCTGGATTTTGACCGGTTTGAGCTTGGCCTTGTCGGCAACGACCGTGCTGCCGTCAGCCATGCGGCAGACAAAGAACCCGGGGATGTCGGCCGGCCGCAGGACGCCCACCAGGTGTTTGCCGTTGGGCTTCTCGTCCGGGCCGTCGGTGTAGATGTAGGTCGTGCCCATCAGTTCCTCGCTTTCGCTACGTGCGCCCGATGCGCGTTGATCTCCCAGACTTCGTTCTTCAGCTTGGCGAGCACTACCATTGCCTCTTTCTCTGGCAGTTCCGCAATCAAGTCCATCGCCATGCTGAAACAAAGTGCGCCAGCCATAAACGCCCCGTGACACTCGCGGTTCTGCACCGCGCTCATGCCTTTGGGCCAGCAGGCGTCGCGGTATTCCTTCCATCGGTCCTGTAGCATCATGATCGTTTAGCCCTCCCTCCTTTGCGCCCCAGCTTCTGCCGGTGCTTCCACATCTTGTCGTTCAGGTGGCTCAGATTCAGGTTCAACGGCGGCGGCACGAGCTTCGTCGACGCCCGCTCCTGCCCAGGCAGGTACGTGCGTTCCTTGTTCCCGGTCACAACACCGCCATAGAGTTCAGCCTCAAACCCGGTATCGATCGCCGTCTGGCGGATGCCCAGCGCGCGCTTGGTCTCTTCGTAGTTCATGGGATTGGGACGTCGTTGGGGTTTGGCACGAACGATTCGGGCGGCACGACAAGCTCGGGCATCGTCTCCATTGCCTCGGATTGCATCCAAAGCTCTGGCTCGACCAGCGCCCAACCGTTGAGAACTACGTTGGCCCGGTAACCCGGCCACTCATCGGCTTTGAGGCATTGACAATAGAGCCCGAGGGCGTTCCTGGCGATGACGCCCCCAATTTCCACGAACTCGACGGACAGGCGCCGCTTCTCGACATGAAACGGCTCGTAGTTCTCCTGGATAATGTGACCGAACTCACTCCGATCCTGTCCGGTTGCCTTCACGTAGAGCGCCGTGTGAAGCCACGCCTGGACATGATAGGCATACGACGCCACGCTGCGCGTCCACAAACGCAGCCCGCCCTGGTTCGTCGTTTTGTAGTCGATGATCCACTGAGCAAATGCCGAGTCCAGCAGCGGAACAATGTCCAGCAGCGCACGGATTGGAACCTTGAGCCCGGTCGCCTTGTCCTCCCAGGTGCCCACAACCATGACCTGCTTCGTGCTGGCCTCGATGATGCCGGCCAGCTCCGGATCCGACAGAACGCGCGCGACGGCCGCCTCGGCCTCGAGCAGCTTGTCGTGTTTTACGACCTCCTGATTCTTGTGGGCGGACAGCCAGTCCTCGCACCAGCCGGCGTTCGCGTTCCACGGCAACGGATCGCCCAGTTCAATCTCGTGCTTCTTCACCTTCGGATGATGCGCCGGCGCCGGGTAGGTTTCGGGCGTTACGGCGTAACGGTTCGCGAAGTTCGGACGGTCCAGCAGCAGGCAATCCCACAGGCTGCCGCGGTCGCGGGCCTCGCTCGAATCCAGCTTGTAACCGGCGCGCCAGCGATGCGGACACCGCAGAATCTCGACAAGATCCGAACGTGACAACACGTAATCCGGGTGTCCGCGCTCGACCTCCTGCCTGAGATAATCCTCCGCGGTGATGCCGGACCCGATGACTTTGGCCTCTATGATCATGGATTGAGATGGATGTGCAGCTTGTCGCCTATCTCGGTGAACTCCTCGAGGGTCAAATCGTTTACACCTTTGCCCGCCGGCAGAATCTTCCACTCGCGCAGCTTTTCAACGGCCGCATCCCACGTTTTCGCGGTCCCGCGGAATGACTTGCACTGCTCCCACAGCGCCGCCTTGGCAGCTTTGAGCGGGTCGGTGGGACTTTGGGGCGCCTTGCCGGCCGCCGTCGCTCCAACAGGCAATGCGGCAGCCTGGCACCATGCCGCAATCGCGGCTCCGTGCCTCGTGTCGATTGGTTCCGTCTTGTCTTTCGGAAAACAGTCCCGGAGCGACGGATGACTGCACTTCGTCAGGATGATGGAATGATTTTGAAGGATCTCGGCGTGACAGGTCGCTTCGAAGATGAAGTCTTCCGCCTGAATAGGGGACGTGGCTTCATCCTTCACGATAACCGTTTTGCCGGCCTCGTTCTTCGTCTGCCGGGACTTGTATTTCGCCCTCAGACATATGATCAACGGAATCTTGGCGCGCAGCAACCGTTGAACGAATTTCGCGTGCTCAAACTTCGGCGTCTTCCAGCAGTGCAATCCAGCCTTGCCGCTTTTCTGTTCGATCTCGCCCGCCATGTCCAGGACGCCACCCATGCCTTCCCACTCATGGGAACCGGAGTCCACAATGCCGACCGTCGCGCCGCTGGCCTCGATGGTATCGATCGCCTCGACGTAACGCGCTGGGGAAAAAGGTGAACACAGATCGAACGTCTCGAATCCACCAGGCAGGACGTCAGCGTAGAGGCTCGCGCGCCCGGATTCTGAATCCGCAACGACAATCTTTCCATCCGGGCCGGCCAACCCGCGCGCCAGCAGCATACTCGAATACGTTTTGCCACAACCGCTCTCCGAGTAGAGAACGATCAAGGGATTGACGCCGACCCGTGTGGCTCTGTGAACTGCAAAACTCACGCCGCACCCTCCGCAGTATCGGCCGGCTTGATGTTGAGAGGAAGGCGCGCGCGTCGCGGTTTCGGTGAACCGTTGGGCTTGCGCGACTTCTTTGCCTTGTTCGTCAGGATTTTAACGATCCCATCCCTGTGCGTCATGATGTTTTCGGCCAACGTCTCACAATCAGCTGTTTGATTTCCGATTAAAGCAATCAGTTCGTGCTTCTGCGCGAGTTCGATCGACTTGTGCTCGGTCCCGTCCTCCGTCGTGAATACCTCGGTTTTCTTTTTGGTGATCATATTCTTTCGTTGATTGTGCGCTCAGACGAGCGCGGGTTAAAATGGATTGTTGACTAAATCTTCAGCGCGTCCGCCTCGCATAAATTGACCAAGCTCAGTTCGCGGAACTGGCCTCCTGTTCAACGCCTGCTCAACGCAAGATGCCCAGCGACAATTTCCCGGCTCATAGTTTCCGTCGTTATCCGGGAAGCGGTCTATGGAAGCGTCTGGAAACGGTTTGCGCCCCATGTCTTCGAGAAAATTCTCGAACACACTCCAACGTTCGCAAACCCTGATACCGCGCCCTCCGTAATCGCCGTAAGACTTATGATTGGGATTTTCGCAACGCTGGTGCATCATATGCCAAGTGGTGTATTCGGTGCTTGGACGAACACCTGCGGCGTCTCCGTGTTTGAAATTCCTGCGCGCTACGTTCTCTTTCGCAAGGCACCTGCACGAAACCGTGTAACCGCTAATCAGCGAGGATAATCTGACCGTAACTTCTTTCCCGCAGTCGCACTTGCAGATCGCGAACGGGTTCCGTCCGCGACCTTCAATCCGACCGACAGAAAGAACCACGAGGCGCCCGAATCGAACACCGACTAATTCAGTGTAATCCTTTTTACGCACGCGGAACCTCCTCCTCTTTTCCAAGCACCCGCCCGTCCTCGATAATGACGGACGTTTGGTCCCCGGTCGAAACGACCTCCAGCCAAATTTGCGCGTCGGCTGCCTTCGCCATTTCCAGCAGCAGCTTCAAACTCTGCTCGTCCAGCAGCGAGCCGTCACGAATCAGGAGCACCCGCAACTTTGGATTAAGCGCGATCCCGATGGCCACGCTCACGCGCAACTGTTCGGCGCTCGAGCATTGCTCGAACGGGATCGAATTGAGCGTCACTCCGCCGGCCGTGTCGAATGCCATGCCTTCAATCGGGAACTTTGCCGCCATGATCGCCTTCTTTTTCTTGGCGTCGATGTCCTCGATCTTGGCCGTGAGCTTTTCAGCCTCCTCGGACTTCGCCTTGAACTGTTTGACGACGGCAGCCCGGACCGCGTTCTCGCGCACCTTGCGGTTGGTCTGTTCGGCGGTCGCCGCCTTCTCCTTGAATGGTGCCAGATCCTCGTCCTTCAGGTTTTCCGTCTTCGCTTCCGCTGTCTCATACGCCGTTCGGGCATCGGAAACGGACTGCATCTGGGTTTTTCGAAGTCCCTGCAATCGCTCGATTTCATCCTCGGTCTCCTTCAGGTCCGCCTTTCGAGAGTCCCAAAAGTTCTTCGATGTCTCCGCCTCGATGCGCAGTAGCGCATTCGCCGAGTTCTTCTCAGACGCCAATTGCTGCTCCGCCAGAATCTCGGCAGTCGATGTTTCGGTCGTTGGGGCTCCTGGGTGGCTGGGCATTCCGTTCATTCGCGCCTCGAGCGCCTTTGCCTCCCGGTTGACCGCCGTGCGTTCCTCGAACACCTTTTCGCGCTCCGCGTCCATCGTGCTCGTATCCAGCCCCACCAACGCGCGCAAAGTCTCCGCCTGTTGCTTTGGCTTCTGGCGCGCGAACTCCAGCGGGTCAAACGTCAGCTTGCCTACCAGCTTATCGAGAATTGCCTGGGGCGATGCCTGGCGAACTCCGTCGGCATTGGTGACGACCAACGCTGTCCCGCCGGCGGCCGTGAATGTCCGGCGCACAACGATGTCGCCGAGATCCAGAACCACCTTTGCCTTATCCTCGCCTCGACGCACGGGCATTTTGTCGGTTGTATCGCCACCCAGCGCGTACTGAATCGAATCCAGCACGGATGACTTGCCCTGGCCGTTGCGTCCGCCAATGACAACGACATTGCCATCGGGTTTGATTTCGACGACGGACAGGCGTTTAACGTTTTCGGAGGATAGCGCGATTATTTTGCTCATTGTCTGTTCGGATCGATTGCACGCATGGTTGAAGTGAGTATTTCGCGCGCCACTGTGCCGCAGTCTGACGCCGCTTGACAATCTTTTTCGGCGACCGGCGCAAGATTTGTCCAGCGCAGGTGAAAGTTGCCCGTTGGCACGATGATCCTGGCGTGACACGTCCAGCAAACCGTCTTCGGCGTGTCCCACCGTCCGGCGCCCTTGGGTAGCAACCTCAATTCGCCTTCGCTCCCCTGGCAGCCTGGTTGATCACATTTTTTCATGCGCACAAAAGGATTAGTGCCGTCGCCAGAACGGCCACGATGATCCAGCCCCACCAAAGGATTGTTTTCGTTTTGTCGCTCATAGCTTGGACAATGCGTGTTTCAGTTCGCTGACCGTCCTGGAAATAGGATGCGCCCGATCGTAGGCGTCGATCACGCCCTGGGCGGCCAGCGCGACGGCTGTTAACGCAGGCAGATTGCATTGCTCGTCAATCGTCTGAGCCATTGAACTGGCAGTGTCGTTGACTCGGGCAAAGTCGTAATTCGATAGAAGGCACTCAGCCGCCTTGATCGCCGCTTCTGTTGGTTTCGTTGGCATTCAACACAACGCCGGACACCTGCCCGGCGTTGGTTTGAACGTCAGGCGATACCGCAGGCCATTTCCATGCCGCGGACCCCAGCATCTTCGCGCGCGCCGTCCATGCTGCGCTTGACCTTCGCGCGGTCCTCGTCCGACAACCCGGCAATCCGTGCCGCGGAGTCCAAAGCGTGATCGCTGGCTTTCGCGTACCAGACTCGCGACCGCGGCGACCAACGGAAGCGCGCAGCCTTCAAGGCACTGATAATCGTCGCCTCGGGCTTGCCCGGAAACCGAACCTCAATCCCGTTGTGCTCCTCGTTGTAGGCCACAGTTGCGCCTTCGGCAGTCGCAGGAGCCGAAAAGTTCGGCGCCTCGAATTTAACCTCGAACGTGGCTTTGTACCAGTTGCCCCACTCGTTCTGAAACGAATCTCCTTCCTTCCACTCGCGCTCTTCGAGCCCCGTGATCAGGGCGCCTGGCGGGAAGGATTGCGCCTGCAGGATGGCCAGAACCGCGTTTCCACCGTACTCGACTCGGGCGCCGTTCTCATCTGGCAACCGCAGATCGTAAGGCTTCACGTTCGGGTCATAGGTCACGTTCTCGAACTGGCACAACGCCGGCAGGAGCAACGGCATCAGCTTGTCCTCGTCGAAGTCGCGCCGCTCGCTCACGAACCGCACGCGTCCGAGAACCTCGGAAACGGCTTCCCCGTACGCGCTGTGATCGTATTCGGTCGAATCTGTCATCCCGTCGAACGAGGCATTCTGATACTTGCCCGTGATCGCTTCGACTTCCTTGACCGTCGGTCCAGCCACCCAGCGAATATCAATCGAGTTTCCATCCGACCGCACGCTAAACGTATGGCCCGGGAACGCTCGAACCAGTTCAACCTTGCAGTTTGCCGCGGCTCGCGCCGCACTGCTCATTTTGGAATCCGCCGACAGCGCCCACGGGAATTTTTCCCGCAATGTGGCGGCAATCTTGTTTTGTTCGCCACGCTTGGCCTCGTCCTGGATGCGCCGTTCTTCGGCCAGCCGCGCCGACTCCGCCACTTGGGCAGCGTCTTCTTCCGACGTCCGGCGGTTGTCCGTCACCGGTCGGTTCTTCTGCAATTCCGGCAGCCTGGCGAGCAATGCCGCCGTGACTTCGGTCGCGTTGTTCCGGCTGATCGTCCAGTTGAATTGCGCGCCGACTTCCTCAAGCGCTTTCGTCACGTCCTCGCGGACGTTGACGCCGAAGATCTCGGTCGTCGTGTTGCTGTGCTCCTCGCCTCCCCTGATTCCCCAAACGCCAAACCATCGGCGAAACGAAACGCTTCGAGGGCTTGTTGTGCGTTCATCGTCCGCCCTCCGCTTTCACGGGAGCAACGCCAAGGAAGTCCAACACACGCGACGCATCATCGAACCGGCACATAAAGCAAGGCGTTGCTGGTTTGCCTGCGAAGGTTCCGGTTTCAATCACAACGTCACCTGCAATCAATTGGTAACCCAATCGCCCGTGTGCGCCAAAGGGATGATTGCCTTGCGGATGGATGTTTAATCCCGTGTCGATATTGAAAACGGAATACTCTGACTTACTTCCACCGTCCCAATACGAATCGACATTCACAACGCTGTGACCTTCCGAAAAGCGGAACTGCTTTTTACGTGATCCACTCAGATCGCGCGCTCTTGTTGTCATCTCGAATCGTCCGTTGACTAATGGTTCCCTATTCATTTTCGTGGTTCCTAATCCAACTGCGCGGCTCGGCCGAAACGAGGGAGATGAATCGACGTTCGAGCCAATGCCCGCGCAGTCGGAAAGTGTGTTTCGTCGATTCATCGCCGCCACTCTCGCACAACCACCCAAAGATTGTCAAGCGGTATTTGTCAAGCGGTCCAGTTGCCTGATATAGAAAGAAGATCGGTCAACCAGATCCGCGCAGAAAGTCGCCATCGCGGATCCATCTCGCCGCCATCTTGGCACGCATCCTGAATCCAAGTTCCAGCGTCGGAAGTCACCTCGATCCCCGGCCCGAACCAATCGCGGCGACGGACGGGAACGACCGAACCTCCGAAGAGGCGAACGGGGTCACGTTGCGTTTGCTCGGCGCCTGGTTGGGTATATTCACCCAATTGGGTAAAATTACCCAATCTGCGGTCCAGTTGGGTGTATTCACCCACCTGCAATCCGGTTGCCTATCGGTCCCAT